TAGGATGCGTGATCCTTGGTCTTACACGCAGAGGTACAGTTGTTTACGGTATCGGTGTTAGCCACTCTGAGTATCCTGCCGCTATAAGCACTGCTGCTTGTTCATCGGAAACGGTATAAGTATGACCACCGAGGAAGTAGTAGTCGGCAGACGCCAAATCATCTTGATACGGAGTCTGAACCTCCGTGACTGTCGACCCATTAACAATGAGCGTGTAGCCACGTGGGATATCTGTCAGTGATGTCGGAACTCCTGCACCGCTGATAGGGCGACCCGCAAGACGTGAGTATGCGTAGTTTTGTGGGTACGCAAGCCAAGTCTCGTTGCGAGTTGGCGTAATCAGTGTGTATGGCATTTCACTCCTAACTGACTTACCACTAGGCAGGATTGCTCCTGCCCAGCAGTCAACCAATTATTAGTTGATAGAGGTAGCAGACTCGATGCGGTAGATTGCTGCCTGACGGAGCAATGACCAGCCACCGAAGAAGTACCAACCGATGGTGCGGAAACGACGGAGAGCGTCGATCTCTGGACCGATGACGGTTGAGATGTCTTGTCCCTTAGCCTCAGCGAGAGCCTCACGGCCAGCGACGATTGCCTTGTAGACGTTGACAGAACCGCTGTTAGCAGCGAATGGAACGCGTGGGGTTTCGACAACGAAAGCACCCTCAAGAACGCCGACTGCACCAGCCACGAATGGTGTGCGGTCTACGTACTTGCTGAGTTCCTGGAATCCACCAGTGCCAGTCTCAGCACGGAGGTCTGCTGACTGACGTGGGTGAAGGTATGCTGCATAGAGTTCACCAATACGTGGAACTGCCTTGTTGGTACGAAGTTGTACAACTGCTTCACGAATGTCAGCAGTTGAGATCGTCATACCAGCAGCGATGGTGTTGGTGGAAGTTGCGGATGATGCGTAGATTACGTTGGTTCCGCCTGTGAGGACAGAAGCGACAACCTGATCGAGCGAATCAGCAGCATTGTATGCAATGATGTCAGCGAGTGCTGCATCTACATCGTTGAACGAAGTGAGGTTCAACTTCTTGGTTGTGGTAACCGCTGAACCGTACTCTTGGAGAGTAACAGTTACCTGTGTTGGGTTACCGAGTGCGATTGAGGAGACGTCAGCAGTCTCAGTCAAGGTGCTGGTTGCAGCAGCGAGATCTGAGTAGATGGAGAATACAACTGACGATCCTGGCATTGCTTGTTCGACTGGCTTGACATCAGCGATTGATCGCATCAATGGGATGGATCGAAGCGCCATACGGACGTACTGATCGTACGCTGTTTGGACGAGTGCGCTGATTGTCGAAGTAGTCGTTGACGTACCTGTAGGTAGTGCCATTTAGACTATTGCCTTTCTTAGGATCGGATTAGAGTCCAGATTGCCTGATGACTTCATCCAGTTCTTCACGAGACTGAGCGTTCATCAACTTTGACATAATGTCATCACCGTACTCAGGAACGAATCCTGCGTCTGCGGTTTGTGTTAGTTTCTGATATTGCTTAGCCTGTGCTGGATCAACAGCGGGCTTCTGGGTTTCGGTTGGCAGGTCTACACCGAATACATCGGCATAGTCTGACAGCCATTTAGATACAGACTCTTCAGTTGGGTCTATATCCTGTGGGATAAATGCAGCAATTTTCTGATTTACCCCGCGACTAGCGAGGGCATCCTTGATTGCTCTTTCACGCTGCGCCTTGTTCAAAGATTCAAACTGCTGGCGTAGTTCCTGCAGTTCCTTATCCTTTTGCTTGGCTGCCTTGCGTAGTTGTTTTACCAGGTCATTTGACGAATCTGTTGTGAAGTCGTCATCGTCCTCGTAGTCGTAATTGGACATAGGTCCTTCTCCCTTATTAGTTGGTTTGCGTAGACCTCACACTGTTTGGGGAACGCAGTGTGGCTTCTACTACTGGTCTTGATGTCGCTCTGTCAGGCCAGTCGTTCTGACAGCAGGTCTATAGTTGTCCCGCTCGTTCTCGGGATAGTGCGCCTTGAGTGGTTCCAGATGAACCTGAGAAGGCTGCTTGCTCGCGCCCTACTAGACGCTCTCTCTTCTTTCTGGCTTCAACTGCTCCAGTTGTTCCGAATACTTCGGACTCAACATCGGTCTGAGTAAGAGGTTCTTCTCCGTAGAATGATGCAAGTTGTGCGCCTCGTGGCTGTATTGCGGCAACAGTCTGGAATCCTTGACGAGCCTGTTCGCCCGTTACTCCGAACCTTGCAAGTTCTTCTGCTCGTGTAGCAGACGTTCCGAGTCCAGCCTGCCTTGCTCCTGCACCGATTTCAGATGCAGTAATACGGCGCTTAATAAGATCCATAGCGTTTTTCGGGTCAAGGACATATGCGAGGATATCGCCATCCTTGATGGTATCTCCGTAGAAATCCTTAAGAGTAGTGAGTACCTCAGGAGGTGCGTTCTTTACTCGCTCCTGAGCGGAAGAGATGCGTTCCTCAAGTTCACGAGGTGATACATCGAAGCCAAGAAGTTGCTCAAAGCCTTCTTGCTTACCCATCTCACCTTTTGTGTAATAGGTTTCTGGAAGACCGTAGCGACGCATAACGTCTTGGTAAGAGTCTTCTAGTTCAAGATACTCTGCCTCTGATAGCGCTCGCAATCCTTTGGCAAGGCGGGATTGGTTTGCAGAAAACCTCTTCTTGTATGCGTCAGTACCTCGAAGCCTGATTGTGAATTCAGATGGTGACACTGATGAGTCTGTTATGAGATTGCGCAAAGGCTCAACCAGCGATCCTAAGCCATATCCAGAGAATTGTTCATACAGTAAGTCAAAGGCAGATTGGCGCTCTTTCCTCTGACCCCTTAGTCCTGCTTCATACTCAAGGTATATGTCTCGGTTCGTAAACTTTGTACCGTCTGATGCGGTATATGATGTTACTGCTGCTCCATCTTCGTCTTGGCCACCTTGACCACCAATGGGTGCTGGCCTTCCAAACTCCACGTCAACCTTAGCGCCGCCATCTGGTGTAGAATAGACAAGTCTTTCCTTGCCAGTAACTGGGTCAATCATAACCTCAGTTCCAGCGATACCTCGTGGTAAACCACGTGGAGTCGAGATAGGAGTCTCTTCAACAACTGCTTCTTCTACTGGCATATCGCCACCAGAAATCATCCGAGTTGTTTCTGCCTCGGCTTCTTTCCTGGCTCGATCTGCTGCTGTAACTCTTGTTCTCTTAGCCATTGTTACCCCATAAATCCGAAGTCTTGAAGTACCTTAAGAGCAACATCTGCCACTTCCTTACGCGCTCCATCGGTGTACTGCCAACGAGAGTCTTTACGTAAGTTCTTTTCGAAGTCGTAGATGGTCATTTCCTTTTCTGGACCAACAGCCATACGTAGCGTCGGGTCGTTAAGACTGATGGAGTCTGGGTTCACTTCGAGCGTAGAAGCCATAACACGCCTATATGGTGCGTAGATGGATTCAAGATCCATACCACCATCCATTAGGGCTGCGACTCTTTCTGGCATACCTAGACGGGCTGTTCCTCGAATAAGGTTCTTGAAGACGTCTACATCTTCGCCATTCTCGACGCGCTGCACCCAGGTGTTAACGGAATCGCCAAAGTCTTTTTCTAGATCAAGACCATTAGCGCGGGCAGTCTTAGACAAATCCTGAAGCGTCAGGGTCTTTGCTGCTTGTTTACGCTGGTCATACTCTGGAAGTTCCCTGACCAGTTCAGATATAAACTGATCTCTGTTTAATCCGCCAACGTATTCAAGTACACGTACACCGTTACGGATTCTTTCAACTGGTCGTTGAACCGACGAAAACTTACCCTCTTCTTTATTAAGTTTTTGGGTAAACTTCTTGAGTTCCGCATCCGTTGGTAAGCGACCTATTTCTCTTTGAAAGATTGAAGAGATTGTTCCAGCGGCTTCAGTCTCTGTTGATATAGCAGCAGTGCCTGAAGGTAAACCGCCTGCACCTGCGCCACCTTGTGCGCCTTCAATGCCTCTGGTTTCGCCCTGCTTCTCTATAAGGAATACTTCCAAGGGCTGGTTAAGACCCTGGATACTTGAGTTTCTTCCTTGGTTTTCTGAGACTGCAGACTGATAAGCACTTACCAGAGCATCATTAAATACACCAGTTAAAGGTACATTGTAGCCAGCGTCATTAAGGGTCTTTGCCCAGTTTAGTCTTTTCTTGTCACTAAGATTGTAGAGGTAGTTTGCTGCGTTAGATATCTCAGCAGCGTAATCTCTAACAGTATCTTCAGTCTGAGTCTCTGGGTCAATACCAGTTTGTGCTGGGGTTGGAGCATACTTACCAGTCTGGTTGATTTTATCGTTAAGATCCTTGATTTGGTTATCAAGTGCTGGGCCAGCAAACTGTGGGTTCTTACGCTTGAATTCTAGAGCCTCTTCTAGTTTCTGCTTTGCGTCTGAGACTTCTCGCTGAGTAGCGCGTTCGTTAATTTTTGGCTGATTCTTGTTATAGAAACTGGTGCGCTCTGACTCAATTTTGTCAAGTTCTGCCTTGGCTTTGCCTGCAACTTCTTGAGCCTCTGCAAGCCTCTGGTTAAGTCCTGCTAAAGACGATGCAGGTACACCTCTGCCACCGACTGAGCCTGCTGCTGAACGTAGTTCTTGAACCTTTGCTTCAGCGGCAGACAGCCTTTTACGGGCTGCTTGTACGGAAGAGTCCTTCTTCAGGAACTCCTCTAGGGTTACTGTTGCCATTGTCTACGTATTCTCCTAGTCGTCAAGCAATCTACCGAAGAGCGAGTCAAACGCTGCTTGGGTATTCTCATCGAACTTAGCCAACTCTTTGATTCTATTTAAGGAACTTACCTTGATAGCGTCAAGGATTTCTTGACTCCCACCAGTACTTGCGTATATGTCTTTTTGCTTTTGGTAGTTCTGGTAAGTGTTAAGCATCTCCCTGAGAACGTTTTGGGTGTCTCTTCTGACGTTAGAGAAGTCCTTGTCGTTAAGCATCTTCTCAAGGTCATCAAGAGCGTTGATTCTCTTCACTGCCCGCTCCGCACTACCTGCCAGCGCTTCCCCTACGAGAGGTCTTCCAGCCAAGAACTGGGTTCTCCAGTTGTTAAACTGTTGGCGAATGATGGTTCGAGCGGTATCGTTGAAAGCAGTTGTTAGACTGTTCTCGTACTCATTACGCTTCTCGTAGTAGACCTGCAGATCTGATGCAGTCTGAACATCTCTGAGGTAATCCTCAACGCGCTTGTTTCGGAGAAGGCCCATATCCGTCATTGTCTTATAGGCATCAAACGAGAAAGCGCCTTTATGTGGGATTAGAAAGGCTGCTGCCTCTGGATACTTCTCAAAGAGTGCTGTATTTTCAGTAACGAACTTATTGGATTCCTCGGCGTATCCGAAGAAAGCCACAGTCTTTCGATCCGATTCTGTAACCGTATATGGCACTAGGTTTGGATAGAGTTCCACCCAGCGCTGCATAGCCTTTTCATAGTCGCCGCCGTATTGTTGACGCAGCGCGTTCCAGGCTTGCTTCCAGTTTGCTCGACCAGCATCCCTAATCCACTCAGCCATATCAGACTTAAGTTGGGTTGAAGGCGATGCAGGAGCAAAGAATCCATACACGAATCGCGTGGCAAGGATGCCGAGAGTTGTGCTTCTTACCTTTTGTCGGTAGTCTTCCAACTCACCCGCAGTTGGAGGAATCAAGTTACCTTGGTCATCTAACTTCTTAGGTATGCCGTTTCCTGATGCCTCAAGATAGGTAACAGCCTTTCGGTATGCACTAGCATACTGGGAGTTGCGCTCGTTCTGATCCATCGCAGCAATAGCACGGTTTAGGTGTGCTGGCAAAAGACGAGATACGATATCGCTGTCTACGGCATACTTACCTAAAGTCATACGGGTAATGTTGTCACCCATACCTGGCTGGAATACGTTGACCAGGTTCTCCAAGAGAGATATTGGGAGTGCTGCCGCTGGGCCAGCAAAGGACGGCAGGATGGAATCTGGATTCAAAGAAGGTGTAAGCATCTTGACTGCTCCACCAAATTGAACAGGGAATGGAACCTTGAAGTCCTGCTCCACTCCGAGGGCTGTCATTACACCCTGAATCGCCTTATATGCTGGAGTAAAGTGTGGATAGACGAAGTAGAGTTCTCCTCTGTCGTCCTCTTGAATCCATCCGCTGTGTGCTACGCCATCAAAAGTAAGGGCAAGTCTCTGAATTGCCTCTGGGTTGTAGCGAACGAGGCGGTAAAGACGTCGGTAGAAGTCTTCCTGAGCGCGATAGAATCGAGCAAAGTTTCGGGTAGAAAATGCTACTTGGGTACGGACAAGCGGGTTATCCACATAGGATAGAACGTTATTGATTGCCCGCTCTTCTACAAGTTTAGCAAGTTCTTTCTTAGCGTTCCTAGTAGCAGCGTTAAGAGCCTTTGCATCCGAAGGATCAATACCCTTTGTGAAGTTCGCAATAAAGGCTTCTTCAAAACCGCTAGAGCGCATTTGCTTACGGATATCTACAATCTCGTAAAGCGCCAAAGGCTGACGGGAGAATCGAGCGTTAGAGAGACCTAGCCACACCCAACCGTTCTTCATCAGAGAAGCGGTTTGATTTCCAGCGTCTGCGATAGGTACAAGTTCTGGACCTACAACAGCGTTAGGTAGGAACTCATCTGCATTTGGACCAGTTGGTAGGTCATCAAGGCTGATGTTTCCAGTCACCTTGTACTCGCCTGTTTGGGCATCAAGTCGACGGACCTTATCCAATAGTTCCATATTAAGTTTGCCGTCAACACGCTTGGTGAAGATTGCCTTGGCACGCTCGTAAACAAGGCGTGCATACTCGCGCTGGTCGATTAACTCATCAGAAGCAATACGTGCTTCCTTGAGTAACTTCTGTCCTTTGTCTGTGTTGAGCCAGTCAAAAACCTTCTGGACTCCCGCTGCATCGCCTGTTACATCATCAGCAAGATTTGCTATGGCAACAGCGCCTAGTTCATCATTGGCATAGAAGGAGACTCTAAGTAGATAGGCTACGAGAGATGCTTCGTTCTCGGTTGTTACACCGATTCCTCTGAAGCCTCTGACTCCAGCGGCTGCTGCATACTTGTTTCGTGCAGAGCCAAGATCTAGCCGTAGTTCGCCCATACGAGCGCCTGTAGCCTTGACCAAATCCATCTGAGACTCTATGTAGTCTGCGCCTGATGCGAAGTTAAATCCGCCCTCAGATACTGTTGAGAATAGATTTTCAATATCGCCAAAGACTACTTGATCTGACAGTAGATCGACCTCTTCTTTTGTAAGAGGGTTAAGACCCATCTTATTGAGAAGCCTATTGACTCTACCTTCGGTAAGAGCGCGAGCAAGGACCTTTCTGGTCTGCTCTACTAAGCCACCCTCCATCTTGGTCTCAAGTTCATCTATCTGGTTCTGAAGTTGAGTTCTCTTTGTTGGAGACTTAGTAATTGTGAGTTCTTCTTTGAGACTGAATAAAGCATCTTTATCTTTTACAATCTGCTCTGCAAGTTCTTCGTACTCTGCAAGATATTTAGCAGATTCTTTTTTATTAGCAATTCTTAATGCTATGCCTAGAGGATTGTTCGCCCACTTCTCAAGACCAGAAACTCCCTGCAGAGGCTTGACAGCGGTATTGATTCTTGTCGAAATCATACGCTCTTTTACAAGACCCCAAGGACTCTTGCCGATAGCAAGGTTAATCATCAAGTCTTCGCCAGCGTTACGAATAGCATAACGTGGTCCAGCCAAGGTAAGGAATGACCAGGCTGATGTGACCGCTTCTCCAGCCTTAGAGTTTCCAAGACCAAGGGTAAGTTTGTAAAGTGTGCTTTTAGCAGTAAGGGAATCAAGATCAGATACTGTTGGGGCGGTAACAACCGTATTCATCTCACTAGGAAGCAACGGCTTGTCAGCGAACTCATCTGTTGCATTAAGAGAGAACTTTGTTTTTCCACGTGAGGATAGTACGCGTGTGACCGTGTTTCCCGTTACGTCTGTATTTACTCCACGAAAGTCAGCAATCTGCTTCCATAGGCCAAGCCAAAGGTCATACCTCTTGCCAACGGAATCTAGACCGTCAAAAGTTTCAGCGATAAGACGAGCCTCTCGGGTTGGAAACACCAAGATAGCAGTCCTGTAGATTTTATCGTATGCGTCATTACCCATAAGGTCAAATGATTCGTTACGAAACATTGGGATAGGGGAAAGTTTACGCTTAGCGGCATCAATGTTAGCGATGATCTTTGCTGTAGAGAACCTAGCAAACTTTCCACGAGGTCCATCCTTGAGCATATCTACGATTTTGGTAGAGTCTTCGTCAGTGACGAGTTTAAGGATTCCGTCGTCTGTCGCTGGTGCGCCAAAGAAAGCGTCGTCTACAAGTTTAGGTCCCACTTTATCAAAACTAAAGACACGATTTGTGGCTGTAAGAGTTGTGATGCGAGCCTTGCGAGCCATATCTAATCTCGGCATAATGACTCTGTTGCGACCTACAGCACCTGTAAAGGTGGTAAATACATCCTTGGTATTAAGGAAGAAGCCCTTAGCGGTTTGTGCGTCAACAACATCAGACTTGTCAAACATCTTGACTACTGCTGGGCCGAACTCTGGGGCGAGTACGCGCATCTGCCTACGTGCTTCTGCCGCAGCCTCTTTGTTTCCAGCCTTGTTAGCGTCGCGGAACTTTTTAAGTTCATCACCGTATCGGTTCCAAAAAGCCTGAGTAGTTTCTAGATTGAAGTAATCATCTAGTTTTGTGCCAGCCTTTTTAGCGTCACCAAGAAGTACATCAAGAGAATACTTGCGTAGGTCGTTAGCCCTTTTTACTTTACCAGCGACGAGGAAAGGATCCGTCCTAAAGCGATATAGAGCGTCTACTGCACCAGATGTTAGTTTGTAGAAGAAACCGTTTTCATAGAAATCACCAGGAGTGACAGCATCAACAATGTTGGCAACCCAGCGTCCAGGTGAGTACTTGGCTGCGTTGACTGCTGAGATGGTGTCATCAAACAAATCTCTTGCAGCATCAAGCGTGCGAGGGTCGTTGATTCCATCAACCTGCTGGATATTCTTATCTGCTATCTTGAGGTAGTAGGCTTCCTCTGGAGTAGCAGTTGCCATAATCTCTTCAGGTGTCTCACCCGAGGATATACGCATAGCGACATTGACCGCAGCGTTACCGTACTTCTGACGCGCTTTGGCAATGCGGTTGTCGTTAAACTTCTTTTCGCCGTCTTTGCCTGACTCATTCCAAGCATCAACAATGTTGCGGTCTTCTTCAACCGCTATCTGAGCCGCACGTGGGATGCGGGTCATAAAGTCAGATACTGCTGTAAGACCCTTGAAGGCTTGATATCCAGTGTAGTGCCAAGCAGTGCCTAGCCATCCACGATTCGGCTTTTCTTCTGGAGACTCTTCACCAAAGTTCTTGCGAAGATCCTTCTGTTGTTCTACTGGAAGTCTGCTTGCAGCATCGGTAGCAACAGTAGCAGGAAGACTAAGTAACCTCTTGTGTGTCGCTAAAGCCTTGGAAAGAGATTCGACTTTCTTTCTCTCTTCAGGCGATAACCCTGCTGCCGCAGCCATTGCGTCATATTCGCCTGCCATTAGTTCCCTCGCGCTAGTGCCTCTTGATACAGAATAGCAACTTCACCTGTTGTATCGAATGGCAACATCTTGGCTAAAGCATCGGACAGTTTTTGCTGTGGTACGTTCATACCTAGAATCTCAGGGCCTGCACCAGGACCACGTGTAATGCCTGTAGTAATCGGCTCATCTGGTCGTTGTGATGGCGCAAAGAGTGGGGTCACCTCTGGCATAGAGGTAGATGGGCGACCAATCTTAGGGTCTGCCGCGCCACGAGTTGTAGCAGTAGGTGCGCCAGATATGATTTCTTCCATCTGCTTGCGCTCGCCATACTGTGTTGATGGTGGCAAATCGTTACGAACAGAGAACTTGCCTGGACCAGCGGCCCCAGCAAGTGGGTTCATTGGCTCTGCCATTAGTCCTCCATCGTTTCTAAATCGTTTGTAAACTGTTCCCAGACAGACTTAATCTTGTTCTGTCGGACCGCGTTATATGTTGCGAGTTCCATTAAATCTTCTGTAAATGCGTGTAGTGATGACGCTAAGTTGTGTACCAACCCTGCTGCTACTACTAGGAAATCAGCAGGGGTAACTGAGCGAGGCACATCATCAGTTCCTGGATCGTACATCGCTCAGTCTCCCTTAAATTATTTAAGCCTTCTTGCCCTTACGTCCTGCAGGTGCATAGCCCATTTCTACCTTGCCGCCTTTTGGCTTAGACATATCCTTCTTGCCTTCAGTCGGCTTCTGTACTGGAGCCGCTGCACGGCCACCCTTCTTATTCATTTTCCACCTCCTTTGTTTGTTAAGCGCCGCCGATTGAGGCGAGCAGTGTTGCGATATCGGGACGAGTAGCACCAGCAGGGGCTGCGCCGCCAGGGGTTTCTGGAGATGGCTGCGAGGCAGGGGCGGGAGCCGCACCTGCTGGTGACATTTGTTCTGGGGCCATCATCTCTGGGGCAGGCTGCTCTTCTGGAGCAAATGCCTTCTCTACGATAGTTTCTATCTGGAGGCCCTTTTGCCGCCCTTTGATAACCTCAGCAATTCTGCCAATGATTTGAGTAGGGTCTTGTCCTTGCGCTGCAAGAGCAGGGATAGCCTGGGCATACTGAGATAAAGCAACACGCAAAGAATCACGCATCTCTTCAATGTCAACCCGTTGTTCTTCTTGTGTGACATTTAACTCCATAGGTATTTCTCGACGGACATAATCTCGTGAAACGAGTTTGTCGCTACGCATCTGGAGAAGTGCGATGATAGCGCGGTTAGGATCCATACCAGACATAATGCCGTAACGGACATCTACGCCGTATTCACCCTTGATATCGCGGGATGGAATGTACTTCATTGTGTATGGAGTACCGTCATCTACGCCTTTGATTTCTTTGACCATAGAGCCAAAGACTTTCTCGTCTACCTCAAAGCAGGCAGCAACAAGATCAGTAAAGAGACGTGCGAATTGTGCTTGAGCGGAACGAACCTGTGTATCAAATCCAGCCTGAAGCGCTTGGACTCCACGACCTGTGATGATGGACGCATCAAGGTTACCGCTGCGTACTTCTGGATAGCGAGCGCCAAGACGAAGTTCGCGCTCTAGAACACCAGACTCTGTAAAGACACCTGGAGGAAGTTCTAGCGGTACTCGCCTAATTGCTTGGGGATTAGCGGATCGCATAATAGCATCAGGGCCAAGAGCAAGTTCTTGGACATCCTGCGGAATAGCGATAGGCGCTTGGATGCTTTTCTCTGCTGCTTGGATCTGCAAGACAGCGAAACGCGCACGTGCCAACTGCACCGCTAGAACATCATCAAACTGGCCTCGTGCTTCGCCATCGATAGAGGAGCGAACGGCTACACGTGCCAGACACTTGCCAACGGGGTTGGGGGTGTTGGCAAGAATCAAGTTGTTGCGTTCAGGTAGGAAGATTAGATCCTGGTCCTTGTCGTGATATCGAATCACTGACAGATAAGGACTACCTTGCTGCGTATAATCCCTCTTGAGGATTTGAGAGGCAAACTCTGGGTATTGGGCAGCGAGGGTCTCTGCATCTGTGGCAAGGACCTGGACGAGTGAAATGGTTCTACCGAATCTGTCGATTTCTGGGTAGACACCAAATGGGTTAAGCAAGCGGATACGAGGAGAGTTTGTCTCGTAATCCATCTCTACGATTCCTGGAAGCATACCGTAGGTGTTGAACCAGTCAGCACCTGTGTACATCTGAATCTGCAGTTCGCTTGCTGCTACGTAATAGTTAGCGATGCGAGTGCGGGTATCTGCCGCTTTGCGAGCAGAGTCTGAAACCATATTGGTTGCAGAGCAGTTGAATGAAGGAAGCGGAGCCATTACCTCAGCAAGGTCGCGGGCAGCGACGTCGATGAAGTTGGCTACGAGAGGCTTTGGATAATCCTCTGAGAACATTGAAGGGTAGACACGAGAGATGTCTCCCTGACGTACAGATAGGACATCGCGCATACGTTGATCACGCGCCGCGTACCTAGTCTGTAGACGAGCAGCCTTGGCTGCTACTTCCTTCACTGATAACATTTGCCCTACTTCTTCTTGGTGGTCTTCTTAGTAACCTTTGGTTTTGCTACCTTTGGCTCAGCCTTTGGCTTTACTTTGCCGTCCATACCACGACCAGACCATCCTGGAATCTTTGTGACGTCATTGCCGTATTTCTTGAGAGCGTCGTTGTAAGACATTCCCTTTTTCTTCATACCAGGCATTTTCTCTCCTTAGATGAACTGCTGTTCCTTCTGTTCGAATAGATCATCTAGGTTGACGACTACTCGCTTGGCTCGTTCGGCTCTACTTAAAAATGGATTCTTCATATGGTGGACATTGTGTTGTCCGTTGTTTATGATCTCTCTAGCACGAATCTCACAGAACCAGAGGGCCATCACCATATCGGTCTTACCTTTGGTCGTCGGGGACCAAGTAATCAACTGCTCTATGAGCGCTTTGATATTTTCTGTTTGATCCGAAGGAAGATGGATAAGATTATCTCGATGGTGCTTACCATCGCTCTGCTTCGTTCCAAACAATGTGGACATACTGGCGACACCGAAGCCTGCGTCCCACTTGTTGTTTCCTGTGTGGTGTTCACGGAGTATCACACCTCGCGTTGCTAGATATTGGCGGATGCCTTCGTCCTGCGTTAAGAAGGACTGGAAGGCGTTACGCTCTACAACCCATTCACTGGGCTTATAGGCGTCTGTCCACTCGAACATCAACTGGCGGATCTGAGCAGGTGTTGGTCCTGTGATCTTGACGGCATCAACGATCCAACGCTTATGCGTGGCTCTGTCGATTGCGTAGCAGACCGCTGCGGTATCTCCCACCATCGCGGGGTCAAGGCCGCATACGTAGTGGAAACCTTGAGTTGTTTTTGGATGGCCTGGGTATCCTGGATTAAGCGCACCAGACTTTCGCATACCATCAATAGAGCCTTTGACACATACAGGATCAAAGATAGCGTCATCAGAAATATCTTGCTGCTGGTAGACCAAGGCCCAAGTGGAAGCGTCCATAGCCTGTCGCTCGCTAGAGAGGTGACGACCATTCCATCGGGGATAGAGACCATCCTCGGTCTTGTCACTCTCCTCTTGTCCATCAAAGGGTTGATCTGAATAGGGCCAGAGTGTGACCCACTTCTCAGGGTCTTCGTGTGCCTCTAGAAGCGCTGGCATCGCTAGATAGGTCCAAGGAACGAGACCACCAGGGTATCTATCTGGGTTACGTAATTCTCGATAGAGGTCTACGGAAGCAACTCGCGTACCAACGACAACGAGTTTACCTGTTGGGTTAAGACGGGATCTGACGTCCTGGGTGAGCCACTTGATCTGACGCTCAAAGTCATTGGCGTTACTTAGGGTCACTGCGTCATCTATGATAATCATATCTGCACGCTTACCGTAGATCTGACCGCCGATACCAACGGCTTCGATGTTAGGGTCCTTTTCAGAGGACTCGCGGAGTTCTTCTCCGAAGGTAACACGGGTAGCCTGCCAGGAGGCAGACTTGGTATTAAAGCCTACACCCGCTGCGTATGCCTGCTGGAGGTCTTCATACATCGGGTGGGTAAGACGCTGCTTGATAGCATAGAGGAAGTCTGCTGCCAAGCGCTGGGTCTGAGAAACAATGAGAACTCTAAAGTTCGGGTTATTGACGATCTTGTAGGTGACGTAATCTACAGTCACGGTCATCGACTTGGCGTGGTTCGGCGGGATGTTGATCAGGATGCGGTTGTTTGCCGTACCCCGCTCAAAGCGCATCGACGGGTGTAGCCAGGAAGGGTCATTACCTTCGATGACGTCTATTAAGTTCTTCTGGTGGGCAAAGGTCTTGGAGTGGAGGAACCGTTTGCGCCAGGCCACAAAGTCGAGGTCGTGGGCTTCATCTTCTGTAAACTTCTTGGAGATCGCACCTAGCCTCGTTCTATCTGCTAGGGACTTGAAGTGGGGGTCGGATCTCCTGTAGTACTCCCAGGTCTTGACAGACTTGCCTGCTACAGAGCAGGCTTGTTCTACTGTCATTCCTTCCGCCAGGCATTGAAGGATGACCTTCTTTGCTAAATCAGCGGCTTGTTTGTCTGACATCAGGCTCCGAAATCTATTTGGGTAGTTGATACACTACACCCCACTAAATGCACCGCTAGGTGCTTGAAAGCACCCGAGGCGACCACAGGAGCCGAGGGGTAAATACTGTTGGTCATAGGCCCCTGAAGCGCCAGCGAGAAGGGGCCGTAACGGGAGAGAAACTAGGGCTATTCCGTTTCTCTCCCTCTAACTACTATAAGGCAGAAAAAAATAGTGATTTCCCGCTTGTGTGGCGGAAATCACATAATATCACAGAATTGTTATGGATTAATATATACAATTCGGACAAAACTGTTACTTTAGTGGAGATATTTATTTGGGGAGTACATATACAGTACCGCGCATACTTAACAGGGCGGGTCTGTTTCGGCTCCGTCGCCTATGCCGTCCGCTCCGTCGCTGTCTGTTGCCTGCTGTTGGTAAGTGTTCGGGGGCTTGCTCCCCCGTCGGCGCCCCCTCAACTACTACCACCAAAAGTTAAAACCCCTTAACCCGATGAGATACACCACGCCACGCGACACCACCAGACCGCGCCACTCTCTCGCCCCTCGCGGTCTGCCATAGTTCATCGGGCTAATGACTCTCGCCCCATCGATGGTCTTCTATCCCTCACCCCTGCCAGGTAGGAATCCGCAGCTTGAAAAGATCTTAAAGAAAGTTTCTAAATAGAGTAGACAGGTAGGATGTCTCTCTGTTATTCTCCACCTATTGACGGAAACGCCGTCAATGTAAGGGGCTAAAGATGAACACCATCAATATGAATGAACTAACAAGAGTCCTTAATGCTAAAGGGATTCCTGCCACTTATCAGATGTCTGGTGGTGGTTGTGGCACTATCTACGCAGGACGCATTGACCGCGACGGATACTATGAATGTGCCGTAGGTCCTTCCGTCTTCTATACGGGCGAGGCGGTAATCGGTGACCTTTGCTATTCCAAAGACGGAGAAGAGGGAGAAATTTACTACGTCAAAGAGGGGCAGACTGTCTCTGAAATTGCGGAAGAGATAGAGTCAATGTTCTTTGCTTTTGGTTGTGGGCTGTGTGGCGGAATCTATACCGCTAAGGACGCAGACTACGCAGGAGAACATCAAGCGACAAAGTGTGAGGGGGCGAACTAATGTCTAAATGCGGAAAGTGTAAGAAATCCGCGCCCTATGTTCACGCGGTAATGCGTGAGGGCGTGAGGGTGGAACTGTGCGCCGATTGCTACTACGGGAAAGAGGGGAACTGATGAAACTAATCAAAGATGAGATGAGCGCGTGGGAGACCTACCGCGTGGCGGACTTCCCTTTATGGGGGATAGAGAAAGTAGACAGGGGGGCGTGGTATATCTTCCGCCAATGGGGGGGAGAGAGAATCTACTTCCGCCAATGGAGCGACGCATATGGAAGAGGGGTAAGCAAAAGCCTTGCCCTATCTACGCTAAAAGAAGAGATTAAAAAGCATAGAGAGTCAATTATTGAGGCGAAAGGATAGGGGGAGACTATGGAAACACTAAAAGATCTTTTGGCGTGGCATATCGAGCAGGCAAACGAACTAGAGGGAGAAGAGGGCGAGGGGGCGAATCTGCAGCTACATCGCCAGGCGGTGGCGATTCTAAGGGAAATTAGCAGGGCGTAGGTCTTGCCTATCGTTAAGGGGTAGGATACCCTTAGCGGTAGGGAGGGCGTAGGCTTTCCACTAACTACAAACAAAAGAGAAGGGGCTAACAATGGCAACGACAACAATGAGCAAGAAAGCGCAAAAGATGGAGGAGAGGGAGAACGCTATCGCTTACCTCCGCGAGATACTAAAGAACGAGGAGAGACCGCGACTCTATACAATTCTAAGGAAGGTCTCATCGTCGGGAATGTCTCGCCAGATATCGGTGAAGTTTGCAAAAGATGGGGAGGTGTTTGACCTTACCTACTCAGTGGCGAAGGCTTTAGAGTGGCCACTCGTTGAGGGATTCAATCGTGCTATCAAGGTACACGGCGCAGGGATGGATATGGGTTTTCACCTTGTCTATACCCTTTCCGCCGTGCTTTATGGCTATGAGGAACGCGGAGCCTATCGAATCCGCCAAGAATGGATGTAGGTTAGCCCCTGCCTGCCCTCCATCCGCAAGGGTGGAGGGTGGAGAGGGTCTAAACGAGACACCTCTAAAGCCTCTTAGGAGGGGGCTAGTTATGGACAATGAAAAGAGAATCCGTCAGTATCGGGCGGAGGTAATGCTAGACCTCAGACGCCAATTAGATTGGATAATGAAGGCGATAGTTATGGACGACCAGGAGTGGCTCGATATCTATGCCGATCAGTTTGCAGCTAGTGCGCTCAACCTGCGGAGCGATGTGATGAACGAGAGTCTCGGTCTAGAGGGAGAGGTGAAGGCGTGAGGCTTACGAGGAGAGGGGAGATTGTCTTTCTTATCGGTCTCGCCCTGTTGATACTAGGATCGGTCTTTACTGTCCACAAGGTAGCGACCTCGCTATGGTGGACGGGTGAGGGCTACTGTTTCGGAAGTGTGGAGAAGTGCTACAACCTAGAGGGAGAGGGAAAGAAATGACGAGAGAAGAATATCTAGCAATAGTAGACACAATCTCAGGGCTACGCCAAGAGGGAGAGGGCGAGAGTTCGACCCTTGACCTTGTTGTTGAGGCGTTGGCTAGTGTAATTGAAAACCATTACGAGGACTTCAATAGAGTTCAATTCCTTACGGATACGAGTTATGAGGGGGCGGAGTAATGACCATATGCGGAGACTGTCTCTATGAAATCGGGAAAGGGTGTAACTGTCGGGAGGTGAGAAGGTGAAAGAGTACGAAGTGAGGGTGGAATTGGTAGCCTTCTACAAGGTGGAAGATACCGACCACGAACACGCTAACGAGCAAGCGATCGAATTATTCTTAGATGACCTAGCAGACCCGAAGAATCGGGGGCTATGGCAGGGCGAGATACAAGCGGAAGCGAGAGAGTGATGAGTTGCTCAACCTGCTACGAGAAGGGCTACTACCTGCTGATTGCGAATGAGGGGGAGGACTACGAGATAGTCCTTTGCGATTGCCAAGCGACGAAGGAAAGGGAGGGTAATCGTGGCTCACAAGAACTGTAATCTCAACGAAGAATGGTGCGAATGGTGTTCAGTTGAGAGCATTGTATGTGTGGAAGAATCGTGCGACATATGTAAGGAGGGAGAGTAATGGCTCTCTGTAATGTGTGCGATATGCGCATTGATACTGATTTAATGGTGAAGCACTACGCACTATGCGACAATGATCTAGTGGGCGGAAGTTCCGTACCCTATGGAATGGAAGGGGAAGAGGATGAGTGAGAAGCAAACACCAGAAGTGGGGCGCATCATCAAGACAAGGAAGGTGCTGACCTACATAATGACCGACCTTGGGGGAACCTTTGTACAGAAGGAGGTAACGGAAGATGAGTACAACGAACTTCTACGTAGTGAGGGATAGCAAGGGGGAAGAGATTTACCAAGGAGAATCTGCCCGTGATGCGGTGATGGATTTCCGTCGCAACATCTCCGCTAGAATGTACATCTCGGTTTGGCAGATACAAGATGAAGACCTCTATCAGGTCATCGAGCCTATTGATATTACCCCCGTCATATTACAGACTATTGTTTCAGTAACAGGAGGAGCCAATGGAAAATGAGAGAGTAGAGAGCGCACTTCGTAACGCTGTCTACCAACGGAACTATCGAAGGGCAAGGGATCGGGCAAAAACCAAACTTACCCACCTATATCCCGACCAATACCAAGAGCTGCTGGAGGAGGAGAGGAAGAGGGATGAATTGGAAGGTAAGAAGTGGCATAGTATTGCTGATAGTCCTGCCTATCGTGTGGCTAACGCACTCGCCACTGGTAACACCACCGCCAGTGGATATACCCAAGAAGGCACAAAGCAAGGCAACTTGGAAGGAGAAGAATGAAAACCGACGCATCGCCAAGACTTACGCTCGTGCAGGGTGGGGCTGGGGAGATAGAGAATGGAAGTGCCTCAACTACCTTTGGTCTTCCGAATCTCGATTTGACCACCTTGCCAACAACCCCGATTCATCTGCGTACGGAATCGCTCAACGACTTGGTGAAGATAGTAGACGACCTCGTGTCCAAGTACTTAGAGGTCTCCGATACATTGATCACCGCTACGGAAGCCCTTGTAAAGCGTGGTCGTTCTGGCTCCGCAACTACCACTATTAAGGAGGAGATGTGCTAACAGGAGTATCACTCTTTGCTGGTATCGGTGGCTTTGACCTTGCTATGGAACGCAACGGAGTTAAGGTAGTAGCCACAGTTGAGATAGACAAGAAGTGCAATGAGGTGCTGGCGCAGCACTTCCCATTTGCCCAACAGTTTACGGATGTTAAAGAAGTTACAGGAAAGGACTTTATCAATGCTGGATTCAACCCCGAACGAGGTATCATCACTGGAGGATTTCCCTGCCAAGACTTATCAGTGGCTGGGAAACGCGCTGGTCTCGCTGGCGAGAGAAGCGGATTATTCTGGGAAATTAGAAGACTTGTGGAAGAAACGAAAACAGAATGGTTCGTCCTCGAGAACGTCCCTGGTTTACTATCCTCTAACGGAGGGAAGGACTTTGGAATCGTTCTCAGGGAAATGGCCAACCTCGGGTATAGTGTCGGATGGCGCGTCCTTGATGCTCAGCACTTTGGAGTACCCCAGCGCAGGCGCAGAGTCTTCATCGTTGGCAACCGTTCTTCAGACGGAGGACGTATCAACAAAGTATTATTTGAGCGCGAAGGCGTGCGAAGGAATCCTCAGGCGAGCAGACCGCAGGGGGAAGGTGTTACCAGAAACACTCAGGGAAGCACTAGAAAAGCAGTCCTTGGCTCAGGAAAAGATATAGCAAATACTATTCCTGCTGAGTTATACCATCACGGATCAGTTGTAAATCAAGATGCTAATAATGGCCACGTTGTAGTGGAGCAAGGATGAAGGTGATTGTAATGAGGCAACGTGAAGGCAAGCCAGGGGGGGTAAAGGACCTTTGTTAAGCGAAGACAAAAGCCTGACCATAGCAACGGCCAATGATCAGACGCTCTTTATATTCCACGCCCATCGATCAGATGGGGTAAGGCTGCAAGGGAAGACAGTGAATACATTGACTGCATATATGGGGACAGGAGGACTCAATACTCCGATGCTTGCCTTTAGCCATACACAAGGTCTGGATATTCAGGCCAGTGAAGAAGCAAGTCCAACACTAAGGAGAGAGGGTGGAGGTATGGCAGCGCTCACTGAATCAGTTGTCCGTAAGTTAATGCCCGTAGAATGTGAAAGGCTTCAAGGTTTTCCCGATGGCTGGACTGCTAGTCAGTCCGACACCAATAGATATAAGCAGCTAGGAAACGCAGTCGCTGTGCCTGTCGTTGAATGGCTTATCAAGGGTATATGTGATACAGTAGAGGAACGCTGATAACCCCTTCCATATCAGTCCCTCCTAGCAAGTGGCCCCTGCCGAAAGGTGGGGGCTTACTTGTCGGTGGAGTAGAAGCCAGTTCCTCTGAACTGGATAGAAGGAGTTGTATATACACGCACCATCTCGACCTTACATTCAGGACAGTTGGGTGCGGATGCTTCTGCGTGGATGGAGCGCTCGACATCGAACTCGATGCCACACTGCGAACACTTATAAGGGTAGCGCATAGTCTAGTTTCAGAAAGCCGACGAGTTTAATCTTCTTAGATGTGTTAGCAAACTCTGTGGTAGTGGGCATCCATCGCTCTTCCCACGCTGGTTGTGGTACACGCGATAGGTCAAATGCAAAGACTCCTTTAGGTGTCGAGTTGATATACCAAGGGTCGAGGACTCTGAAACCTGCCTCGTCCACAAGACGGACATACTTGGAGTGTTCAATGAGTAAGTCTGGGTAGTGTGTGTGACGACACTTGAGTTCGATGTAAGACTTCTTATCATCGGAGATGCAATCGAAACTGTCGTACATTCCTTCTGACTTGTATAGGTCAGGGAAGTGCTTGCCTTTAAGATACTCAAAGAGATCTGCCTCCTTCATTGCCAAGGTGACTCACCACCTAAGTTGTTGACCACCTTGCGGAGGGCATTGATGCAGCGCCTATCGGCAGTAGAGATAGCACACTCAAAGTATTCTGCAATCTGTTGCAGAGTAAAGTTCTCGTGGTATCTGAAGCGAAGGATGTCTTGCTCTTCCTTCTCTAGTTTGAGATAGCCCTGCTTGATGTCGATAAGAATAGCGAGCAGGTTGCCACCCTCAGCAGGAGCAGAAGGACGTTGTGGTCTGCCATCGTTAATCATATTCTGTGCTTGTTCAAGGGCAGTATCATTGACGACGGAAGCAATAACATACGGCAGGAGTTGACCTACTGTGATGCGGTCATAGTACGACTCATCAACAATCTCATAGCCAGACTTGGCTGCCTTCTCCTTGCGAGCATAGCGTTCAAGAGATCGCTGCATCTGCCAACCGATGCGCCTTTCGTTATGCTTACGAGTCTCCTCGTTCTCCTCTTCCATCTGCTTGTTGAAGTCTTTAGCACGAGCCGTTAGGAAGAGGTGACCCTCTTGCAATAGGTCTGCCTTCTCAACATAGGCCCAGTACCTGCGGTGTACTGTGTGTACAATCGAAGGGATTAAGTCCTTAAGGATGGGATGGAGTTCAGTCATTCCAACTCCTCTGCAATAGCCCGAATAGTTGGACAGGGATACTCAGTAGGATACCAATGCTCTGCTCTATTGCTACCTGGTTCGTGACACACAGCGCAGTAGATAGTAGTCATACCTTTGTATGGTTGGTATGCCTTATGCAATTCAATTACTGCTCGCAAAGCAAACAAAGATCGAGCAGGAAACCACTCAAGTACAGCAAGACTGCCTTGGTCTATATCCTTGTTTACAAACTCTAACAATTCATCGTGCGTCATTAGGCAGGTCTGGCCAGTTCTTATCGAGTACCATAATTGCAATGGCACTGTAGTTCAGTAGGTCTACGAAGGAATCTCTGAGTGATTCGTTGCTCGGCTTAACTCCGCTATCAAGGAGGTTATTGATGCGAGCAACCTTGTCCCACATCCGCACTCGCAGTCCATTGAGGGGACCGCCTGGAGAATGAGCGACGTTCTTTGGACCGTAATCGTGATGTTTGCGTAGGAGCAAGTTCCCTGCGGTGTCGAACACTCGCCACATATCTGAGACGAACTTGACATCTAATGCTTTACTGGGATCGGCTTCACCGTCAAGGTCCCAGCCTTGTAGTCTATCGAGAGTACGATCATCCCCATACCCATCAACAATTCTGCCACTTCCTGCAACTCCCGCTTGGTTGTCACTCACTTCGCTCCTCCAAATAGTTTACGTAGTTCTTCTGGTCCGTTGGCAAGATAGTATTCATTGATGTCCGTATTAGGAGGTAATGTTACTATTACACCATTGGTCAATTCTGATTGGACACGCCGAGCGAACTCAGCGCCTGGGTTTGACCCGTCCTCTTTCACATCGTTATCCCCGACGATATACACAGTGTCATAGCCTGTGAATAACTTACTAAAGTGTGGCTTCCACGAGACAACACCAGGTATACCCACTGCTGGGATACCTACGATGCCCGATAGAATGACTGCATCTAACTCACCCTCACAGACCACGATAAATGGTGACTGAATGAGGATGTCTGTCACGTTATATGGATGTGCCTTCTGTCCTACTGGTTGTCCATACTTAGGCTTGCCATCATCAATGCGACGGAACTTCACTGATACACAGTGACCCATCGCAGTAATGTATGGAATCGATAGCCACCCTGCGTACTCTTGATGACCCTCAGCAGGATCAATCACAGTACCAAGCGACATCGACTGCGCTACATCCTTAGATATACCACGTCCTTCGAGATACGCTACGGTTGCGTCGTCGATGTGTTGACTGTACCGCGTTACCGTTTCCAGCAATGATCTCGTCTGCACGGCTGACTGCATCTTTATACCCCAACCCTTCTTTCTCCATAATAATATCTACTGCTGTCCCACCTTTACCGCAGGTGTGGCAGAAGTACAGGTTCTCGTAGGTGTCAATCACTGCACTCCGTCGACTGTCGTCGTGGATGCAACACCTCACCGAGACGTTCTTTCCCATCTTAACCTCGCCACCAAAGAAGGCGACGACATCTGCTATGGGGATTGTGTTCGATGCAGACTTACCTTTTCGCCCTTTCGAGCGAACCACCCTGTTCCAGTCTGATGTTGACACTCGCACCCCCAACAGGCTCCGTGTTTACTCTTCGCTTGCTTGATCTTCTTCTGTTGATTCAGTTCCGCTGCTGTCTTGCACGGTTGGCAAATCATTGTTCTCCTCCTCTGCTGGCTGAGTCCATATCTGGCTGCTGGTGATATCACCCTGTGGTGTTGGCATTGTTAACCCAACTTTCTAATGACTGAACTACCCAGGCTTTCTGGATAGGCGCACCTCTACGTTTGACTATGACGAAGGCTGGAGGTACGGGGGCAAGTCCTCTAGCCTTCGCATAGTTCTCGGCCTCCACCTGCGCTTCGCTCCAGAAGGCAGGCAGATCAATCTTCTTACGGTTCTTTAACTCCAGAATGTACGTCTGACCTGCGACGATGCAGACTAGATCGCCTTCATCATTGGCTCCAGCCTTGGCAAGACGCTCGACAAAGTGACCAAGCGAGCGCAGATATTTCATCACATCAGTCTCGAACTTAGTTCCCTTGGTCTTATTGTAGGTTGACACCTAACGCCTCCTTCACTCGCAGTACATCATCAACGTAGTTCTTTTTGACGTACTTCTCAAAGGACTTGCGATCCTTGAGGTAGCGCTCTTTAGAGTTGGCTTCAATATAAACCTTGTCCTTATCTGCCTTCCCGTTGATGAAGTGCAGATGCTCCCAGTACACACTTGGAAAGTAGTAGTAAGCGCCCAAGCCCTTGCCTAGTACTTGCCAGAAGTTGTCAGCGTAGAGGTGCTTTAGTTGTGGTGGAGCCATAAAGCCAAGCGCCTTGACCACATTGGTAGTTATCATCACCGAGGTTGGAAGGTCTTGTCCCTGCAACATATCGTTGCCGTAGGCAACACCGTATCCTTGCTTGGCTAGAGTGATGGACATAGCCACATCCCAGCCCTCAGTTGTGACGATGTTGTCATCACCTAAGAATGTAAAGAACAGGTAGTCATCAACATACTTCATCGCAATCCTGTTGAGAGTTGCGATCATATATTCTCGTGGACCAACCTCATACTTCACACCTTCAAGGCGTGGGTAGTTATGCTCATCATCCTCATCAAGACCTAGCACGATATCAGATACCTTGCTATGTTCCTTGAGATATTTGACAGCCCGCTCAGCGTTCTCTGGCCTACCTCTGGTAGGTATGATAACAAGGTTAGCGTTGTTGTTGTTCATACTTCGCATCCCTGTAGTACATCCTGCCCATCTCGCTCGTTACAGAATCTATCTGACACGAAGCAAAGTTTACCGAGAAGGTTGCCCATTCGCTTCCATTTGCGGTGTGTTTCCCAAAGCGATTCTTAACCGCTGCAACACGCAATGTCTTGTTCGACGGGTCATAGCCCAAGGTGCAGATCATTGCTGGCAACTGAGATACCTTGCCGTGAATAGCCCGACGTGGTGGTGGCATCTCAGGTGAGCCATACTCGCTGGCTTCTGAGACGTGATGCAGTACCATCACACAGGCTTCAGTCTTACGAGCCATATCGTGGAGTTCAGCCATAATCGCACGAAGCCCTGCCCATTCGTTATCTGTTTCAGAGACAACGTTCATCAGGTTATCGATGACGATTAACTGTGGCATCTCACCATACAGTTCTAGGTATGCCTTGACTTCCATCTCGATATCATCAAGACTCGGAGATGAATCAAAGACCCACTGAATGTGGTCAGCCTTCTCCATCGCTGCGTCGTAATAACTAGGCGATCTTTCTAGGTTCTGCTCAACAGTTAACTGCGAGTGACCAGAGACAGCGGCTGCTGTCCTTATCATCACAGTAGCAGTGTCGGTATCAGCCGAGAAGAACAGGGTAGGTATGCCAGCCTTGATCGAGTAGACCAAGGCCAGCATAGATTTACCTGCGTTTGGTGCGGCTGCGACCATACACACTTGACCACGACGGAACCTAATGTCCTGGCTCGTGAGTTCTTTCCAGACTTCAGGTAGTGGAGTTGCCTTGGTAGTTACTGTCCCCCAAGCGCGGGAAAGTTTTAGCAAGAAACACCTCCACTGGAATAGTCTCGACAATAATGTTTCGTCGACGACGTATCGTGCGCCTCTCGTACTCTGAAAGACCGCCCCATACCCCGTGACGTTCGTGCTTTAAGCCCCATTCAGCACACTCAACTTGATGCTCACAACTCCCGCAGATGGCCTTAATCTGTTTGCCTAGATTATGGCCACCTTCTGGGAAGAAGATTTCTGGATCTGTTTGAGCGCAGAGAGGGTTCTCAAAACTTTGAGGCCCCCTCACGGTTTACGCCCAGATTGTCTGGCACTTGTCTGCAGCACCCTTTGGTGCAGCACACATCCAGCCCTTCCAAGGGCCTCGTGCTGAAGTACCACTGCGGAAGGTCATTGTGCCGTGCTTACAACTAGGCGACTGTCCTTCGACTACTGGTGCTGATTCAGCAGGTGCTGATTCTCCCACTGGTGATGCTGGCTTTGGTGCGAAACTACGACGGTATCCCCCAGTTTGCGGAGCGCTTCCCAAAGATTGACTCACACTGTGAATCAACGAAGCCGTATCTTGAATAGTAGTAAGTGCAGTCTCCAACTCAGCAGAGTCCTGCGCATAGAGATTAACGAGTGTGCCATCTGCCAACTTGAAGTTGACTTGGAACTTTGTGCTATCTGGTGCAGCCATTTTATTTTCCTCCAGTAATTGGTTTAATTGAAAGCCTTACGCTTTCCTTTCCTTGCTTTGTCGGCACGTACCCCAGCGCTTTCTCCACTGCTTCCTTGTCGACGGTATTAGTTTGCACTGTACTCCATCGGATGTCAATACCCGAATGAGTCAGACCTGTAACTCCAGAGAATGTATCTCTGAGTGCTTCTTTCTGTGCCTCAAGTTCCTTGATCTTGTTGTCAATCTGAAGATACTCAAGGGCTTTCAAATCTACATCAGGGTTATCTATGATCGGCTGTTCAGTTTTTGTACGTTCTTTTTTTAGACCAACGCATCCCATCTCCCCTGAGGCGTCGTAGAACCTACAATAGAACTTGCAATAAGATTCATCTCGCTCTGGTTCTGGGGCAACGTCGGAGGCTTTGATGGCTTCTAACCAACTCAATGCCTCCAACGCTACCTTCTCATCATACGGTTCTGAGTGGACTTTAATGTCCCGCTCATCACCATCACGAGCGATGGCTACGAGATTGACCCGACTGACCTTCCCCTTGCCAGACTTCTCAATCAAGTAGCCATACGTTTGTACCTGCCAGCGCTGTTGCTGACTAGGAAAGTAAGAAAGGTTCTTCACCTTGGTTGTCTTCCAGTCGACTACATCCCCAGTCTCTGGGATGAAGAGATCGACGTGGGCTTTCATACCACCATACTCGACGGTGGTTTCAATCATCAAATCCTTATTGCTCGACAGAGCCTGCTCGATAACTCCGTGAATAGCAGTACCCATAATGGCTGCTAGTTTGAGTTCGTTCTCGTTGGTCTCTGGCTGGTTGTTCAACCGATACCAGACCTTACGACGGCAACCGCCTAACTCAGACGGTCCAATCTGGACCTGAGTACTGCGTGGCCGTGAGTTCTCTACATCGTGTAGAGCCTTGACTAATAACGCCTTGATGTCTTCCATACTGATCCGCTCCTCCAGCGAGTAATTGTAACATTAAAAAACAAGAAGTTCAAACTCAGGCTGTCTGCCAAGATAGCCGTGTAGTAGTCGTTGTACTCCTGATATCTGTCGAAGCCCAGTGCAAAGTTACGAAGGCTAGACCTACTGATGTAGATGCTATATGGGTCTGGATGCCACGCTTTCATATCAGTTCCTCTCTTGGATTACTAACTGTACGGGTAGCCCAGTATTAACGTCAAGCACCGACGCGATCTCAACTGCGCGTTTCGCTATTGACTCAGCCCGTGTGAACGGGATAGAAGTTCCCTTGACCTGTGAGTAGAGATAACCCAGCGCGAATTGCCCACCAGTTCCTAGCGCGTATGCTCCGAACTGAGACTGGAAGAACGACAGGTCGCAAGCCACGTGAAAGAGGTTCCCGTTGAAGGCCAGCAGGTAGTCAAACCCTGAGTCTTTATCCTTGGCTGCGTCAACAGGGTCATAGTTATTATCCTTGAACGCCTGAATGATCGACGGGATAACCTTTCTACCCATAAAGACAATCGGGTCATCACCATACTTCGGGACTGGTGGTCTCCAGTTGTAGGTTAGGATATCTCCAGGGCGCGTATCGCCCGTGATACCCAACAGATACTTCCCGACGGAGACTATCTTCGGAGTCGATACAGATATCGAGCGGAGATTATCTTCGGTGATTTGGCTATCGGCAGCAAGGACTACCATCAGTCCAGTCTGGATTCCTACTAGCGTTGTCATAGCCTAATGTTATCAGAGTCACGGCGTGTCGCCCTGCGACACTCCCATCAGGCTGAGTATAATATGAGCGTAGCGAATTAACGGTACGGCCCCTGACGGGGCCGAGGCCGTAGGCCGAGAGGCGACTGACCACAGGAAGGAGCCGTGCCGAGCAATGTGGTTCCGTCTACTTACCCTGCTGAAAAAGCAGGACACTCTACCACCCGTTCAGGCTGCTGACCTCAGGTCACTCGGCCCAGTCCACATCTGTTCTTGTGGCTGTGAAGTATTCAACGTGATGGCATCCTTTGAAGATTACGAACTTGTCTGGTATTTCCTTGACGCAACCTGCGTATCGTGTGGTAACATCGTTCAAGTGCCTTGCCCAGTAGATAAAACTACGAATCAAGACACACTATAAACCAACCTAGTTGCATTGATCCGCGCTTAGGAAAACAAAAAGAAGCCCCACCACCTTTCGGTGATGGGGCCTTTTGTTTGCCTCGCAGTAAAGCGTTACTTCTTCTTACGTCCAAACTCTGGAGCGGATGGATCGAGCCACTTCAATAGTGGACCTGCAAAGCCAGCGAGCGCTGCTGCGCCCAACTTCTTTGGATCAGTCTCTCCTGCGAGATAGAGTGCTACGACTGCTGCTGCAGCGGCACGGAACCAGGTGAGTGACACCTGCTTGAATTGCTCATTGACCTTCATTCGTCCTCCTTTGGACTAGGTACTTCTTTTTTCTTCCGATTAACTCGGATGAACTTTGACTTGACCTTGTTCCACTTCTTCGGGCCACCAACCCAAGGGAACCAGTCAGAAGTATCCTTGCCACAGTTCTCCTTGATGGAGACGTGCAGATGCTTCTCGTGTTTGTTGGCTCCGTTGTAAGTGTTCTCGCCCTTAGATGCAGACCAGATACGGCCATTGAATATCAGGTACTTGACCCGCTTATCCTTCTTCAACTCTGACCAGATAACCCTGCAGTCAACCCCGTTCTTAGGATCGTGGGTTAGATCAACAGCAAACCCTGAGTTGTGGTCTGAGTTCGGGTTCTGTTTGACGTGCGCAGCAGAAGGAAGCAGTCCATCGCTCGCCCGATTCCTTCTCGGAGCAAGAGCATTGGCCTGTCGCAACAGGGCGACGGCAGCATCTTGGGGTTTCTTCGCTAGTGGAATCATTCATTTCCTCAATACTTCCTTGACGAGATCGGTAAGAAGGTCAACCTTCTCTTCCAACTTATTCACTTTGTCCTTGATGCTATTGCCCCCATTGGGCTTCAACTCATTGAGGTAGTGCTTCACCATCCATCTCACAAAGGCAGAGAATCCTGCGATGATTGTAAAGATAGAGACGGTAAGACCCGCCCAGTCGGTAGGGGACATAGATAGGCTCCTAGATGCTTCTGATAGTTACGACCAGCAGTCCTCCGAAACCAGAGAAGCGCTTGTCTGTTGGTGTACGGTTGATAAAGTCCATCTCTTCGATGAGACCAATATAAGATTCTCCAGTTCTGAAGTCTTCAATACGGATAGAGTCGCCTACATTCTCGACGGCTTCTAGTTGACTCATACGGTCCCAGGCACGGCCTTCATAGCCCACCATTACACCGAACTTGTCTGACTCCCTATCAAAGCAGAGCAGCGGATATTGAATTAAGCGCTGACGTGGTACAGCAGGCAGAGCCTTGAGTTGGTAGCCAGTCAGCAATGGACCCTTGGAAGAGTCAATAGAGGATCGAGTCATAATGAACTTGTATCCCACGTACTCTTGTGGTCCAACAGGATACTGAGTGTTGATCTCTTGAATGATGGCTTGCTGAGCAAAGGTTCCAAGATTGAACTCGTTACCTGCATAGTCAACAGAGCGGATGCTTAGGCCACCATTGGCTGAGTCAAAGCGAGGGAACAAGACCTTGAAGAGTTTGTTCTCGGTGGTGTTGTATCGGATATAACCTGTCTGGATATAACCCTCAGATACCAACCTGCCGTTATTCTCCTCATCGGTTTCCATATAGATAGCACCATTGGTGTCTGTCTTATTGGTTGTAAAGCAGAGACGGTTAGTTCCGTTGACAAAAGCACAGGCTGTTGTCTGACGACCTGTTACACCAGAGGCATAGGTATCCCAGGCATACGGGAAGATAAGCGTTCCGATTTGCTGGCCAAGGTCAATGCGGGTAGTTCCAGCCTCACCGTCTACGCCTGTCGCACACCAGACATAGCGGTCTCGTGCTGCAAAGTCATAGACTGGCTGGGTTGTATCGAAGAGCAACGGGCCATAGGCAATGGAGCCATCGTCTGATACCGCTGCCACTCGTACACCCTTAGATGTACCAATCATCATATAGCCAAGGTAGTAGTAGATCTTAAAGATCTTCTCACCGCTTGGCATCTCAGCCGCTGTGATAGCACTAGTCAGGGTAGGCATTGTTCCATTAGAAGCCAGTGTGAACTTCTGGATATTCGACTGGCTGCCTGAGTAGCCTGTGACGTAAATAGCCACACCGCTTGAAGTGATGCTGGTATAGGTAAAGTCATCTACTGGGTGTGTATACACAGCAGTTGGCAACGCGGTAGCGTTGGTTGCGATCTCAAAGACCTTGTTATTGATACAGGCTACGATACGTTCCTTGGTAAACTCCATCACCGCGTCAGTAACGACAATGGTTGAAGTCTTGAACATTTCGACAGCAGCAGCGGTAGAGTCAATGAGCCTCTTGTACATCACTGTCTTATCGACACCAGCATCAAGGATCTTGGTAATCCAATAGACATAGACGCCATCATCACAGAAGGCGTAAACAGGGTAATCAGTACCGCTGTTATAGTCTACGAAGTGTTCTAGTTCTGAGATTACTGTGCCTGTTGCAGCGGTTGACGTGACGTTAGCAGCGGTCTTGGCATAGGAAAACGTGGTGCTAGTGACAGCCGTAATGGTGTATGTACCGTTGAAGGTAGCATCTACCCCTGATACCTCTACTTCAAAGCCTACTGCTAGGCCGTGATCAGCGCTGGTTGTCAGCGTCGCTACGTTAGAAGTCAGGGCTTTATTGGTGATGGTAGCCGTAATCGTCGGAAAGATCTTGTCAATATCAAACTCATCAAGCAGAAGGACACCCTCGTAAGAGTTTCCGTTTCTGCTCCAGGCTGCCGAACGAAGGTACTGATTAGGTCTTTCGTTAGCACGGATTGTTCCCGTTGTAACGTGGACAGAATCAACATCATTGATAAGGGTAACTTGGCCCTTCTCCCAGATATTGCATCCCTTGCTCTCGGTATATTGAAAGCGAAGCGACTCATCCTGGGCAGGCTCAAAGTACTTGATGCCCATTCCATAATGGAAGGACGACTGAGAGCGGAGCCACCAACCTGTAAGAGTCTGTTCTCCAGGCTCACGAGATTGGTCAATCTGTTGCTTACGGTACTGTGCTGTTACTCTGCGATAGGGACTATCGTCGCCTGAGTTGAGGAAGAATGGCAAGCCATTGATGGCAATGTCATACGCCTCACCTGTGGCAGAGTATGTGGTAGACCCAGAAGGATTCGATAATGTATAGGGAATACCCTCTGTGATGTCGTCTCCATAGGGAGCCAAGGATTACCCCTTACTTTAGAGTGCTGCGATTTCTTCTTCTGTTAGTCCAAGGGCTGCAAGTTTTGCCTTAGCAGACTCTGCTGCTGCGGCCTTTGCTGCCTCTTCTGCTTCGCGCTGTGCCTGTGCTTCAGCGGCTGCTGCTGCATCTTGGTCACGCTGTGCGATCTCTGCTGGGGTCAAAGGCAGAATCGTCTGCTTGCCCGTCTTGCAGTCCACTACAATCTTGGTCAGGGTCTCACTCATACTTTACTGCCTCCCAATCTAGGCTTTCTTCGTTCCAGAAATACATCAATCCATCTTCAGGCTTTGCCTTCGGTGGTTGCCAGTCGTGGTTCTCATCCTTGGTCCACGATGGGAATGGTTGAGGAGCCACGAATACATCTGCTGCTTCGTCATAGGTATAGCCGATGCCAGCATATTGCTTGCGGATCTTGTGGTTGTAGGAGGTCTGTACCCACTTGCCACCGAGTCCTAAGTCAACAGCCAGGTAATCCTGACCGCGATGCTCTTGTTCATCAGGAACAACAAGCACCTGTGTTACTACGTTGTTTTCATCTACTTGTGCGAAATGTGCCATTGTTATCCTTTACTTTGCATACCTTACGATTACTAGACCAGAACCACCTGCTGCACCGTTTTGGCTTGTACCAGAGTCAGCACCACCACCACCTCCGCCACCGCCTGTGTTAGCGGTTCCTGCAGTTGGAGCAACTACTCCACCACCTGTCTTACCGCCATTACCACCACCACCTGTGCCGCCTGTGCCAGCAGCGGTTTCATTATATGAACCGCCACCTCCACCGCCCGCACGTGATGTTGCGGTCCCTGTTATCGATGAGGAGATACCGCTACCACCGTTACCGCCACCGTTATCATTCGATGCGCTACCGACGGCTCCAGCGCCACCACCTCCACCACCATTGAAGTTGCTACCGCCGTTAGCACCATTACCACCAGCGTAACCTTGGGTTGCTGAGGTAGTAGCAGCGCCTGCTGTCTGCGGACTTCCTCCGCCTCCGCCGCCTCCACCACCGCCAGAGCCGCCAGTGTTTGCTGCGAAGATAGTCGGATATCCACCAGCACCGCGACCACCACCAGTAGATGTGATGGTACTAAAGACAGAGTTTGATCCGTTGGACCCACCACCGCTTGTATCGCCAGCACCGCCAGCACCAACTGTAACTGTATAACCAGTATTCGCTGTTAAAGATAGTGGAGACTCTGCGCTTGAATTACCGCCAGAAGTTCCTACCGTAGTTCTATAGCCACCAGCACCGCCTCCACCTGCAGAGGAGAAGTTGTTATGGCCATAACCTCCACCGCCACCGCCAGCAATAACAAGGTAGTCACAGGTTAGATTCTGCAACGGAGTGAAAGTACCGCTCGAAGTAAACAGGTGATAGACGTGAGTGTCTGTGTCATACACCATTCCACCAGTCGCCTTGATTTGGGCAGTAGTGCGGGAGATGCCATACAAGGTGGCTGTGGAGTACTGGTTGAATGTACCACTGAATGGATAAATTGTTACCCTATTTATTGCTGCTGAGTTTGACCATAATCCAGCCGTCAAATAAGAGAATGTATTAGTAGCATTTGTCTCAGCAGATGAATCAATAGATAGTGATTTATTGTTAGATGATGTGTAGTTTGGTACATATATTGAAGAACTTGAGAATGTTGATGCTGTTGAATTGGCGGCGTTTGTTACAAGAGGAGGAAAAGTAGAACCACTTGTACTCGACGCAGTGCTGCCATCACCAGCAAGAACTCTATAGGAGTATCCAGTAGTAGAGTTGTTGAACTTTACATAGGCTTCTGTATCAACAGACGCTCTTGAGCAACGAAGGCTGGTTACTATATAAAGGTCGGTATAGGTTGCAGGAATATTTTGAAAGTCAATTTCAGCAGCCCCACCACTACCAACAGTGACGGTCTCAATCTTGACCATTGTGCCATTAAGTGCCATTAGTTATTCTCCCTTAGACCGCACTGTATCGAACAACGACAATGCCTGAGCCGCCGTTACCAGAACTTGTTACCTGGCTTCCGCCGTTGCCACCATTACCAGTGTTTGCAGTTCCAGAAGCATTAGAACTTCCACCGTCTTTATCGTTACCGCTTCCACCGACTGCTCGTGTTACTGAAGTTCCAGTAATAGAAGATGCAAGGCCAGCACCACCGACTCCGATGGATGAGTTAGAGACAGCGTTACCGCCTACTGCCCCTGCTCCTCCGCCACCGCCGCCTCGGTTGCCAGCACCTTGCCCACCGTTAAATCCTTGACCAGTGGTTCCTGTTCCAAATGTGTTGGTATCACGCGCACCACCGCCGCCAGAACCACCGTTCTTTCCAGCAATAGTTCCGATAGAACTTGAGAACGAAGCGCCTCCGCCTCCACCAGTTGAGGTTATCGTGGCAAAAACAGAGTTGCTACCAGAGTTTCCAGCAAGAGTTGGGGTAGATGATCCACCAATACCTGCTCCTCCAGCACCAACGGTAACTGTATAGTTTGTTCCAGATATAAGGTTAAGCGCAGATTCTGCAGAAGAGTTACCTCCTGAAGTTCCTACAGTCGTCCTATAACCTCCAGCGCCACCGCCTGCTGGGTCATATCCGACACCACCAGAACCGCCACCTGCTACGACGAGATAGTCACAGGACAGGTTGCTCATTGGAGCAAAGATGCCAGATGATCGGTAGATGTGATACCAGTAGGTTCCATCTGTGCGTACTTCATCCCCACCAAATGCCTTCGGTGAGCCAGCGCCGATGCCATAGAGGGTGAAGGTGGAGCCTGAAACATAATCATATCCACCAGCAGTTAAATCAATCTGTGTAATTGCTGCTGTGTTTCTCCATAAACCAACAGTCGCAACAACTCTTTGTCCTGCGTTATTGTGTCTGCAAAGAACAGTCTTATTGGTTGTTGTATTTGCATAATTCATAAAATGAATTATTGTCGGAGTGTAGGTACTGGTTGATACTGGTCCTATATCGCCACCAAGCGATAAAGAAGTTTGGTTTGAGAATCTAGCCGATTGTGCAGCAGATCCAGTTCCAGTTATTGTGGTTACGGAATAATTTGAGCCACTGTCACCATTCAGTCTTACAGTTAAGTCTCCACCAAATGTTGCTCTTGTTCCTTGAGAGGAAACGACCATAATAAGATCTGTGTAGGTTTGTGGAATACCAGTAAAGGTAACAGTGGTAGCATTAGCAGAAAGAGTCTGGCTGGATATAGGGGTGTATGTCGACATTAGGCGAGTACTCCAAACAAGGCAAAGGTTGATCCTGAGCGAAACGTTGGTCCACTTGTAAAGTCAAGCCTAGTAACTGCTGACGTACTCATCCAAAGACCGCTGTTTATGCTAACGCGCCAATCCGTAGCAGTTCCAGTTGCATTGCCATCTTGACCGCTTAAAGCCCTAATGGTTTTGTTTTTATTAGTACTGGAGTAGTCTAATACATCAATAATGCTAGAAAATGGATATAACGTTGAGGAAACGATAAGACCTAAATATTCAGCCTGAGTGACACTAGACAATGCGTTTGCAGCAACACTAGATCCATTACCTTGGAGTTGATGCGTTGCATAATTTGCAGCAGAATCATTATTAAATCTTATTCTTAGGTTATCTGTATTACTGGAAAGTGCAACAACTCGCACCTGTAAATGTTTATAAGTGCTTGGAATATTATTAAATGTAACAGTAGAGGTATCAGAGGCTAGTGTTACTTCACCCAACGGAAAGTATGATCCCGTATCGGGTGTAGCCTTGGCAAAAGCGGATGCCCAGATTCCTAGAATTGGTGGCATTAGGAAATATCTCCAATCACATACCAAGAGTTTGTGTCGCGCTTAATCAAGGTTGCAGCGGCATACTGCGCTCTGCACTTAGGCGTAGCAGCGGTAGCACCCGTCGATACGACAGTTACTCCACCTGCACCCTGGATTGTTACCTGACCAGCACCAATCTGGATGAGGTTGATTTGGGTTCCTGCTGGAAAGGCAACGGAAGCATCGGTTGGAATCGTTACCGTAATTGCTGCAGCATTGCTAAGGGTAACTAACTTGTTATCCGCATCAGCCAGTACCAAGGTATAGGTTGTACCTGTCTGAGCATTAAAGGCTAGAGCAGCACTAGCAGACGCTGTACCGCCGACAATCGAAGCACTCATTAGTTCGCATCCGATCCGAACGCGCTGAAGGACGACGTTCCTGTTGTTGAATAGACTGTGATGACGTCTGTGTTAGCAAGGGTCAATCCACCTTGTAGGGTCAAGAAAGACCCGCTAGGGACCTGCACTCCGTAAGCGATATAGTGCTGGTTAGCAAGGCTTGCTCCTGCTGGACGCACTGCAATACGAACCGTATCTGCAGCGCCCCCTCGGTTTGCTACCTGAAGTGTAGAGATAATCGTTGCGCTTGTAGCAGTCAACAGAGTTGTATCTGTTGCTGCGCTTGGTGCGCTCTGCGCTAGTACTTTGTATGTAGGCATTAGACTGTGAGGTCTCCAATCAGCGTCCAGGTATCAGTTCCAGTTTTGACAAGGCTCGCTGCAGACCACTGCGCTCGGGTCTTAGTTCCAGTCGCATTGACAGTCACACCGCTTGCTCCTACTACCGTGACCTGTCCTGCTCCAATTTGCTGAAGGTTGACAATCGCACCTGTAGCAAAGGCAACAGAGGCATTGAGAGGTACAGTGACTGTGATTGCGGCTGCGTTATCCAGAGTGACCAATCGGCCATTATCTGTTAGGACCAACGTGTAGGTTGTACCCGTCTGTGCGTTGAGTGTGACATTCTGACGAGCATCGTTAATCGTTGGGGTATTGAGCGTCGGGCTAGTTAGCGTCTTAGCCACAAAGGTCTGTGTCGCATTAACAAGCGCTACTGTGTCAGTCGCTGCTGGAAAGGTAATTGTTCCTGATGCGACAGCACTTGCTTGTAGGCTGGTCGTTCCTGACGAAGAACCCTTAAGGCCCCACGAAGCGACAGGGCTGGTGTTGGACTCAAACCAGTTAAGATCATCAGAAGTAAGGACGTGCTTGACGGTTGCACCTGCAGCGTGGGTCACAGCAGAAGAACCTGCTCGACCACGAGTGATTGTCAAGGTATCGCTTGATACCGCAGTAACGAAGACAATCTCTTCGTTGTTGGTATCTGGGTCAATCGCTACGGTGAACTGGTCGCCAGTGTTGAGCGTGACTCCACCCATCAGGGAAGAACCCGTACCAGCGGCAACAGTCATCGACGTCGCACTATTGGAGATACCCGAAGCCAGCGTTGTCTCTACGCTGATAGATGAGTACTTACGTGTCATTTGCCTTCCTTACTTGGTAAAGTGAAGCCGAATCGGATATTTGTCAGCCAACTTCAGTGCTTCCTCCTGAAGTCGTTGCTGGAACAAGGCAAAGACATAACGCGATGCAGCCGATCCAGAGTTGTATGGGTTCTTAGAATCTGCAAAGTCAGACTCTGCAGAGGTAAGGTTGATGCGTCCTGCGTCAAGGAATGTCAGTAGTCGATACGCTGCGCCATAGATGACCACATCTGCAGATGATTCTGGTAGGCCAGTGACATCTACGAAGTCATCGGTATTGGCATCCATTGTTCCTGGAGTTGTCGCGTAGTAAACCTGAACGGTACGACCAGGCTGGATGTTGTCATAAATGTTAATCGTGTTCGTCGTATTAAATGTTGACAGGTTAGCCATTCCATCTGCTCGCCACTTGTTGACTGGGAGCCACTCTTTGCTGGAGCCTGTTGTCTGCCACGATACGAAGAGGATATTCTCAAGATCATCAGGTAGTGCATAAGTAACCTGAGATGCGTTAAAGGTAAAGGTTGTTGAGGCTACTCCCCAGAGTCTCGGATAAAGACTGCCGATAGTGTCGTTGATAGCCTTCTTGATTCTGACGCGTGGGAATGATGGAGAAAGAGTTACCATCGCGTTGAGTGCGTGTGGTGCTGGGGTTGTACCCATATACCCACGACCAAAGCCTGGAGCCACATTGAGTTGGTTATTCTGTTTGTCGAACGAGTCGACCCAGATGAGTTCATCATCAATCTCGATAATACCTTTAGCCAAGTTATCTGATGAACCGATAGTAATTTCAGACGACGAGGTAGTAATTCCACCTGGATTGGTGACATAGG